GACAATGTATTCGATGCAATATGTACCTATCTGGTAACCTAATTAAATACAGACAAGGACTTGTTAAAAGGTATGGCGAAGAATTTGTTTTGAGATTGGAAGAGGAAGCCGAACAACGCACAAAGAAATGGTCAAGAGATGAACTTGAAGTAATTATAGAAACCTATAAATGATTTATGAATAGACACGAACAAGCAAACAAACTAATTGAAATGATTTGTGAGGAATACGGAATCACAATGAAAGATTTAAAGAAAAAGAAATCTGGTTTCCCAAATAGGTTAGTAAATAGAAAAGGTAAAGATGTAAGTTTAGCCTCTATAAGACAAGCACTCTCTTATTTTATCTTTATGCACTTTCCGTTAAGAATAAAAGAAGTTGCCTCAATGGTTGGGTATTCTGATCATTCTCCTTTATCTTGCCAACGAAAAACTATTGAATATTATATTAAAACAAAGGACTTTTATTTTTATCCTTATTATCAAAAAGTAAAAGAATATGCTGAATTAATCGGAATCAATACCGAAGTTAAAAGATTGATTTTACACGAAACACCCTTTGTGAGATATGAAAGTGATTTAGATTTTATAAGCAATTTAAAATACTATGAAAATGCCGAAAAGATTCGTTGATACTGATATCTGGGAGAAAGAATGGTTTATGTCCTGCACTCCAACCGAAAAATGTTTAGTTAAATATGTAAGAGATAAATGCGATTTAGCCGGTATCTGGAAACCTAATTATACTTTAGCAACTTATGTTATTGGCGAAAAGGTAACTGAAGAAATGCTTTTGAATATTGATAACGGAAATCAGTTTGAGCGTTTACAAGATGGGAAAATACTTTGCATTGACTTTGTAAAGTTTCAATACGGAACAGAATTAAATCCCTCAAGTCCTATTCATAGAAAGGTTATAGATTTGCTTTCCAAGTATGATGTAGAGTATCAAACAAAAGAAGTACAAGGAAAAGGATTTAATAAACCTACGATTGAAGATATCAAAGAAGAAATGTTAAACAAGTGGGATGATAAAACCGCTTCTTATCAAGCAAAAAGATTCTTTGATTATTACGAAAGTGTAGGTTGGTTTGTAGGTAAAAACAAAATGAAATCTTGGAGACACGCAGTAAGCGGATGGATAGCACGAACAAAAATTGAACCTACAACCGAATCAATAAAACAAAAACTTTCTATATTAGGGAATAAAAAACTATCTGAACTATGACACCAAAAGAAGATGCAAAATTTTTATTTGATTATGCCAAGAATAAATATTATTTAAATTATATAGATGCAAAAAAATTTTCTTATTTATATGTAGAAAATAAATTATGTATATTAAAAGATAAAAGAAGAATTAAACATTGGGAAAAAGTAAAAATTGAAATTAATAATATATGAATGTAGCATTTGAATATTTAAGGCAATTCAAAAAAGTATCTGATGAAGCCGAAGAACTTGTAATGAAAGTTATTAAAAAGCGTTATCCAGAAATCTCTCTCAATGAACTTGTAAATATTTTTGAACAAGGTATAACCGGAGATTTTGGTAAAGTATATTCAGCCGATCCCGAAACACTTTTAGATTGGGTAAGGACTTACACGAATAGAAAAGGACAACAACGCTCCTACTACGAAACGCCAATACTAACGCCAGACATTACTATTTATGACCAACGCTACCCCGAAAAGCAAGAAGATTGGAATAAAGAAGTAAATAAAGGATATACCGCTTTTTTGAATGGAGTATCTACCAGACAAATGCACCCACACATTTACGATAGATTAATGGTAGATGGCAAAATACAAATGAATGCTTATCTAAAATATTACAAGGACAAAGTAGATGAAGCCAAGCAAATGCTTCTTAATGATTATTTCCAAGAACAAAAGAGAAAAGGCTTTACTTATATTTATTTTATAAAGAAAGAAAAATGAGTTGGCAAGAACTTACCATAAAAGAAAGGCAACAATTATTTAATGAAATAGTTAATAACTCTTTTGTCGAGTTGAGTTTAACTTATGCAAGAGAATACGAAAAGAATCCACGAAATTTTATTAATTGCTACATAAAGCACAAAGGAGTGCGAATGTGTTGTAATTGGATTGTGTTTACCTATAAATATATTGGAGCCTTTGAAGAGTGTAAACAATTAGGGAAAGATTTTACCGAGTGGGCAGATAGGCAAAATGTAAAAGAAGATCAAAAGAAACCACTCGCTGAACTTATGTTAGTTTTATATTCAATACTAAAAAAATGAGACAATTACCAAGAATAACAGTAGATGATGAATCTTATCAATATTCTTTAGAGTTTGTAAATAATAATAATATTGCAAATCGTGGAGAATTTGATGGTAGCAAAAGAAACCAATTTGTTGGCATATTAGGGCAAGTAATGCTTTATAAATATCTTTTTGGAAAATTACCAGAATTAGAATCTGGATTTGATAACGGAATAGATTTAGTTTATAATGATGTTACAATCGATGTCAAAACAATGGAACGCAAAGGATTTATGAGGGATTACTATGTGAATAATTTTGTAGCATCACAAGGTAAATATGAAACACAAGTTTTAATATTTTTAAATTATAATTCCGTAGAAAATATTATTGAAATTTGTGGATGGATATTTAAAAAAGATTTATTCTATAAAGGAGAATTTTATAAAAAAGGAACAAAACGATACCGAAGTGATGGTAGTTATTTTATAAATGAAGCAGATATGTTTGAGATTCCACAAGAAAATTTAAAACATTTTGAAAAATGATTTGTAAAGATTGCAAAAAAGATAAACCAGAGACAGAGTTTAACTTAACCGAAGGTTACCGAAGGAATCAATGTAAATCCTGTACTAAAAAGAATAGAGCGATTTATTTAAACCCCGAAAGTTATTATAACTTATTTATTGGGAAAGATGCTTGGAAAGATATTTATTTTAAGAAAACTATTGTATCAAGAAAATCATTTTAACTCTACCAACCGAAACCCCATCTGCCAAAGGAATCGGGCAGTAACACTTGATTCTTTTCTGACTTTACTCTCTGACCAATCTGGATGCTTTAAGTGGAAATGCTCGTGCAAGAGATATAACAAATATCTATAACCTCGTAACCTTTCATCGATTTCCATTTTGTTTTCATCGGTGTAGGCTATTCCGTAGGCTTGTTCTTTGCCTAACTTTCTATGTACTACTTGGTGTATCTTCTTCTCCATAAAAATTTGCGGTATAGATTTCCTTTACTCCGATATGAATAATATAAAGAGCCATCAGTTTTATCTGTCTATAAATCTCTTTTTCCTCTTCATCCATCATTCCATAATCAAATTCACTCAAAGCATTTAGAGCATTGGTACACGCAGCAATATCTTCGTGAGGCGTTAAGTTCAACGGCAATTCAACTGTCTCTTCCATTAGTAATCTGTTTTAATACGAGGAATCCCCTTCCTTCGAGAGAACTCAATAATGTCTTTTTCTATCTCTGCTCTTGATTGCTTTCGGTATTTATCACAAAGCGGTTCGAGTATCTGAAGCCTCTCCACCGGTGTTAATACTTTCACTAATTCTTGAATTTGCTTCTTGATAATCGGGAAATCTTTGTGTGTCATAATCGTTTTGAATTTTTTGTAAATATAGTAAACCATCCATTAATTCCTCTTTAAAATGTTGCAACCATTCAGAAAAAGATAGGTCTGTTCGATCCATCGTAGTTCCGTACTTTTTAAATCCCCTTTCCTCTCGGCTCTGAAACTCTGAAATTAATTGATTAAGTAGGTTGCTCATTTGATTGTTTTATCGTGATATCTTCCGCAATCAGTACACTTATATTGTGCCTTCTTCGTTCCAGAAGCCATTACTCTTATTCTCTGCCTGTTTATTTTGTGGCTACCACATTCTGGGCAAGAACCCCTATCATCATTTTTAATCACTCCAAAATGCGTTCTAATCGTATCGTGAGCCTTTAATTTTTGATGTACCCTTTCAAGAATTAAAACATCTTGCATACAATAACGAATCATCTTCTTCATTGAAGTTTCGCAGTTCTTTAAAACGATATCCTTCCAAAGAGAATAATCCGTTTTAATCTTTGCCCCTACTCCTAAAAACTTGGCTATGTAATCAAGTTTATTCGAGTTGAACTTAAATTTATTCTTGGAGATTTTGTAGGTATCGATAGTTGTGTAATTTGGAAACATATCGATATTATGGAAGAGACACCTTGTTCTAATCCAAGGTAGGTCGAACATATCCGAGTTATGCCCTACAAGTTCGTGAGCATCATTAGCGACTTTGATAAACTCTTTTAGTAAAGTTTTGTCGCATTGATTTTTATCCCATCTTAAAGAGTGAACTTTCTTTTCGCCTTCCCACTTATAGCAAATGCAAATTATTGCTCGTTCTTTTACTATA